CTCCAGCTAATCCATCAATGAAGAAACCAGATAATCCAGTTTCTGCACCAGTACCAGTTTTACCGTTACCTTTAATTTGATTTGTTACGATTAGATTAGTTACAAGAGAATCAGCTTCCACTGTTCCATCTACCAATACGTTACCATCTATTTGTAAAGCAAAAGCTTCCCAAGTAGATCCGTTATACATACCTGATGTAGAGTCTGGGTTTGCTCCAGTACTGTCAAAATAAGTTATAGTAACTAGGTCACCAACAACTGGCTCTCCTATTGTTACACTACAAGAAGAACTATATGTTCCACCCATGTCTATGCATATCGTATCTCTAGCGTCCAAATTGAACTGAGAAGTAGTTGCAGTTGGGACAGTTACCCCAACGCCTAACGTAATACTTTTTGTAAAGAAACCGTTACCTCTTGAGCCTGCAGAACCGTTAGTTCCGTTCTCACCATCTATTCCGCTTCTAGGAGAGACATCTACTGGGTTTCCCCATATGAATGATCCTGTTCCTGCGGTTTGATTTCCAACAATCATCCATAACCTTGTAGTTACAGAACTTGGAATGACATCTGTCCAACCAGAAGGTACAGCCACTGAATTAGAGGGTGTACTTGGTTTGGTTAGAGTGTCTAAATATATTCTTAACATGACATCAGCATTTACACCTGATGTTCCTACTGTCGATTTGTGTAATGTAATTGTACTTGAAGTAGTTTTCATATCTTACTCCTATTTAATTTAAAATAATTACGCTTTATCGAAGACTCTCCGAAGAGAGCCTTCTGTAAAACATAAACGGGACTGCTTGCTTACTTATGTGATGTTACTTACTGTACATTTAATGTCAGCAGAGTTAGTCACATCCTCATCACCAACAATAATAGTTCTCAAGTCATGAGCACCATTGGTCGCATCAGAGTCTGCACGAGAAGAACCAGCTACTGAACATCCTAAGATGTCACCAGAGTTGTCACTCATGAGAGTTGTATTGTCCGCAAGAGAAACTCTACATTGAGTTCCTACTGTTCCTGCAGATTCCCAATAACCACCAGCACTTTCACAAGAAAGCTGAGTGTCATGTATACCTATGCTTGCTAATCCAACTTGATTACCACTAGCATCGACACAAACGGTTTGACCGTTACTGTACCATCTGTAGTTGTACCCTGTATGAAGAACATCACTATCTGGAGTCTCAGCCTCACCCTGAAGAACAGTTGCCTTCAAAGTTTTGTCTGTCAACTCATTGTTAGTAAAACCTGAACCCTGTCCAGAAGATACTTCTAATGCCACCTTCACAGGCGTTAGAGCAGATATGGTTGATGTAGTGAAGTAAGATACTCCACCTGCAGTTGCTCCGTTACTATCAAAGTCTTCCCACCCACCAATAGTACCAAGAGAGCTTATAACTCTTATGGCGATTTCATATGATGTAGTTGGTTTAAGATCTTGAAGAACTGTAGAGTCACCAGCAGAAGTTAAATACTTCCAAGCGGATGTTCCTACACCTTCTGAATAACGAATCTCAACTCTTGCTTGATACGGAGATTCCGTCCACGTAAGTCCTATTGCATTTCTTACAGCACCAGTATCACTTGTCGATGTGTCAACTGCAACTAAGCTCATAGTTACAACTGCATAAGGATCTAAGTGTCTAGTATTTGGAGCTAAGTCTGTAAGTTGTATAACACTATCAGCGTAGTCACCCACAGAATACTCTTTACATACCAGAGATATACCTAATATCTGTTGTCCATCCACTTGTACTGATTTCTCAGTAACTTGTAGAACTTTAAATAATTTATTCGTCCATCCAGGAGTGTCATGTGTTATCTTAACAACATCACCAGCTTGGAGATCAGAATTACTAAGGTCAGTTTCAAAGTTGACTCTTAGGTTTTGTCTTGATTGATTTAATAAAACAGTGGCTGCACGAACTGCCTGAACATTATTGTTAACCATATCAAATCTTATGGTTCTCTCTAATCTTGGTTCATTGACATTTCTTATTGCAGATCCTGCAGGAATTTCAAGTATAGCTTGTTCTTCCTGATACTTCTGTGCTATTGAATCAAATTTTACTGTTAGTTCATTAATCTTCTCATCGAATCCAGCAGATGAAACAGTTAATCTTCCGATTATGTTGTCTTCTGAGAATACTACGTCAACGCCACTTCTTTGAGCGACTGCTGTAACGCCTTCTGAGATTACTCCGAACTTTCCTAAGTTGTATGAGAACGATGCTCCATTTCCTGTCGTTAGATGAGAAATGTTCTTATCGATATCTTCATTAGTGCTTATCACACCATTAGTCTCATATCTTAAACCAGACAAAGTATTTCCACCAGTATTCCAAGTACCAAAGTTTGCTTGGTCTGTGACCTGTTGGGTACATGATACTTCGTTACCATAGTCAGTTCCAACCAAAGTAACACTATTTAAAGTGTCTCCTGAAGGGAACGAGCAATAGCTTGCAGTGTAGTTCTTATTCTGGTTACAGAAAGTCTTATGTGTAGCCATTGAATCTAAATCAATGTTAGAGAGAGGAATACTCGCTCCATATTTTGTGTTCGTAAGATAGTCTATAAGACAATCTACAGGATTAGTAGAGGCAGTTCCTGAAGTACCCATTGTCTTCGTTGCAACATCTAATACGTCTACTTTTCTACCGTTAACCAAGAAATATAATCTTGAAGGTAATCCAGTAACACTTAATTCTCTATCATAAGTCAATTCTACATAAGCATAAGCCACGTCAGGCATAGCCCTTTGTGAAGAATTAGAGTTCCACCTAGTACTAAAAGATTCCATTGCTGTACATCTTCCACCAGCTGGGTGAACTGATATTTTTAAAGTAGTATTTAAGAAGTCATGGTTTGTTCCATCTTCATCCACTGCACCAGTAGGTGATCTTAATGTACTGTCTATTGCAGACATTGTTAATTTCTTGTCTTCCCAATAGATATCTGTTATTGATTCTAACTCACCTTCTGACATGGCAATAATAAAAGCCATCTTCTGGTTGTCTGATGATATATCAGCAAATACTGTTTGACCAGCAACTCTTGCCTTACCATATACCACAGGTAGTTTGTTTCTGGGATTAGATGTAATTCTTGCTTGAACACCTTCAGCTTTCGCTGGAGCCTGTGGATCTGGCTCATCAGGAGCAAATATAGATGACAAAGCCATTGATATTGCAAAACCTAGCATGTTCACCATAAATGTACTAGCACCTGCACCAAGGATCGCTGTAGCTAACATAGTTGGCATATTATCTCTCCTTTATGAATGATTGTTCAGACAGTTTATATCCTAAACGGTTTAATGATTTGTGATTAAGTGAAGCAGTTGCTTGAGCACTTATCCAAGATACTTTAATACCTCGATTCTCACATTCCTTATCGTAAGCTTTTAATAGTCTACCACCAGACATTCCATTACGGAACTCTGGGTAAACGTATAAGCCTACTAATTGAGTTTCTATAAGAGAGTCTGTGAATACATTCACTTGTTCTCTCGCTATAAGAGAACCTACTGTCTTACCGTCCTTTTCTGTAACCCAAGCATATCCTTGGATTATAGATAAATGAACTAATTTTGATACTTTTTGAACTGAAAACACATTAGCTGCACACGTAATATTTATCGTTTGGGAATAAGCCTCTAGCATCTTTACGATACTTGGGATGTCCTCTATGCTCGCTCTTCTTAAACTAGTCATTCTCTTTACCGAAGTGCGGATTGAATGTAGCTAATGAAGGAACGAACTCCATACTTTTATCACCTGAGTCAAACTGTTCAAATCCTTGAGGACTTGTAAATCTTCCTGCTTGTTTGGTTAACATTGTAGCAAGTAGAGACTTACATGAGACCGTGATAGCTATCGCATCGTCGTCTTCAAAGTTGTAATCATCTTGAATTCCAAAGTTGTTGACTCTTCCAGCCCATCTAAGGAATGGTGTGTCAACTAAATCACCTGTTGTCTCACTGTAGTAGCCTCTGTGAATAGAAACCAGAGAACCTTCAACAGACTCACCTAACATAACCGAAGTAAAAGTAGAAGATACGCCAGACAACTGAATGTCTAAGCTTGTGTCTTTAACCTCTAAGTCGTGTGTTATCTCAGTAAATCCTAAGAATTCTCCTGTAGCTAAGTAATTCTTTCCACCAACAGTCAAATCATGATAGTGGTTGGTTAGTCTTACGATCTTAGCTTCGTCAGTGTCATCTAGTGATATTACTACTAAATCAATTGGCCATGGGACATCTGATCCTATAGCGGTAAGATTTGCTGCTGATAAACTTAGCATATATATCTCCTTTATTCTATAACTTCCTCAAATAAGAATTTACCAAACTGCACAATATTTCCTGGAAGGAATTGTGTAGAAGGCATTTCTTTTAAAGCAAAGTTGAAATTTACATTATTACCAAAGACTACTGAAGAACCGTCTGTTGGTGAAGCCACTAATGGGCAATTCAATACTAAGCTTGTGTTCGTTGAACCAGCTTTTAATTGATAAACTTTTGTAGAGCCATTGAACTGAACGTAATCACCTGCAACTACTGTACCTGTGATGTTAGTAACAACAACAGTGTTTCCACTTTGAGCTGCACCGTTTATGATAGGAGTTCCTATCCAAGTTCCTCTTGGCTTAGTTACAGTGTCTACTTTAAATGAACCCGAGATAGATGCTTGAGAAAAAGTCTTAGCTCCATACTCTAGTGCAATTATTTCGTCTTCTATAGCCATGTGTGTTGTTCCATTCATCTGTTGTGCAGGAACTTCAGCTTCTAAATTATATAAAGTTGGACCACGTTTTTGAGCACTACGTCTTCCAGCTTGACTTCTTACTTGTGCGATACTTACAGCTTTCTCTAACGACAAGCTTTCAGCTCTGTCAATTATTTGACTCATAGTAGTCTCCTTAAATTAATTAAATTATTTATTCTCTTTTGAGAACCTTTATCGAGGACACTCTTTCGAATGCCCTCTGTAAAAGTTACCTTGTTCTTCTTATACCTGAAGAATTTCTCTTACCAGTATTTGAAGCATTGTTAACTTCGTTTGGACTTGAAGCGATAACATTCCTTATCTGATCGATTGAACGTTGATCAACATTTCCTGAAACATTAATGTTATTAGTAACGTAAGTGGATCCTCCACCTTTGTTATTCATAGCATTAGCGACGTTCTTTTGTTGTCCAGCGTTTAATACGACCTCACCTGGAGTTAGCCATGCAGGAACAGTATCAGAACCTTTCGGTCCATTTGCTGTTGCTACACCACCTGTTGCCAGATACTGAGGAACCATACCACCTTCATTAAATAGACCACCTATGAAATCCATTATTCCACCCATACCACCACCAGCACCGCCAGTAGATGAAACACTGTTTGTTACAGCATTTCCGATATTTTGGAACAGACCGTCTATGGCATTTTCCATCGGAGCAAAAGCTCTGTCAAGGAATTTACCAGCTACGTTTTTGAACATATTGTGTAAGCCCATCTTTATACCATCAGCGATAGAACCACCGTTTAAGAATGCGTCTTTGATTGGTTGCGTAAGTGAAGTACCTACACCAGCCCATTCATTAATTGCATCCGTTACAACTAGATCTAACTCTTTTACAGATCCAGTAGCATCATCAGTGACAAGTGCTAGATCTTTTGTTTCTGTGTTTAACGCAAGTAGACTTCTGTTAATCCTTTGAGTATATTGATGCTCTAGAGTTTTTGATTCGTTAAGATTGGTTGACCCTCTCTCAAGTTCATTCATCATCTCTATGACTTCTAATACTTGTGGATTTGCTTGATCTAAATGGTTTACAAACATTGACATAGTTCTGTCAAGATCAAATGAACCTTTTCCACCTTGCGTATCCGCATGAGGTGAATTTTGTTTTTGAAATTGTAAGAACTGGTATGCTGAACCATCTGCTGCACCACCATTAGAGAACTTACTCAAGTTACCACCCCTATTTAGGTGCTCAAGTAAAGCTCTGTTTTTAGCAGTTTGCTTTGCGTTAATTACATACTCTCCATTAGAGAGCATAGCAGGTATATCATCACTAGTTCCAGACCCTGGACCAGTTACATGACCACCTGTTGCAAATCTCGGTGTTTGACCAGCTGCAATAAAATGAGAACTTGAAGATCCCTTCTTATTACTTTCTAGATCATTGACCTGTTTAGTTATTATTTCTTCTAACTTAATTATTGACTGTGCAAACTTTTCAGCTTGTTCAAGTGTCTTCTCAGATAGTTCACCCATCTCTTTGTACTCGTCTTGTATTACTTTGACGTGTGCTGATTGTGCAAATTTCTGTTCATCCTGCTTTCTAAGGTTCTGTGTAAGATTGTTCCCATTACTTGAACTAGCTGGTTCTCCCTCAGGAGCAAGCCAACCCATTCCAGGTATTTTAGAAACAAGACTTAGTACTGCATTCTTAATAGATTCCATTACATCTCTAAATAAGTCTGCACCCCAAGAAGCTAGTGAATCGATTCCCTTTCCAATCTCGTCACTCCAACTTGTATCAGCATCCGTAATGAATGCTAGGAATTCAGACACATCAACCAAGATGTCAAGCAACTTGCTGATTACTGCACCAGCTGTCCTTAAAGCAGTTGTGAACGCAGACTCTGTTGGCAAACCGTCTTCATCAACACCACCGAATAAACCGACGATACCTTTGAACACATTTCTTATAGTCTTGAATGCATTTCCTAAAATAGTTAAGATCTTTCCAACCTCTGGAGCTAAATCAATGTTACTAAGATATTCACCCATGAAATCTCCACCGAAGTGAGTAGTTATCATGCCTAATATATCTAAGAATCCATTTAAGAAGTTACCAAGAGCTTCTGATACAGCACTCATTGATTTCTCAGCAGTACTGAATTCAGTTTGATCTTCAGCACCAGGAATGTTAGCTTGTAAGTTTTCGAGTTCAGTGAAACCTTTAAAAGCGTCATAAACTGCGAACAAAGGTATTAGAACCTTTCTTGCAAGTACACCTAGAACTTTAGCCATCTGTGGTATCTTAGCGAAGTTTAAACCCTTTCCAACTACAGCAGTCGTCTTAGCCATAGCACCTGAGTTGGCGATTCCAGACATCATTGTAGCAGTCTGTCCAACCATCTTAGCACCTTGTGTGGTTATGTTAGCACCAATAGTACCAAATACACCTAGAGCTTTTCCTATTGCAGTCATTGAACCGTTGAATGCTTTAAAGAACGTAGAGATAGTAGTTGCAGTTTTAGTTGCAGTAGCCTGAGCCTTTAAAAGCTCTGCTTCTGCCTTAACTAACTCTGCAGCAAGTTTTGCTGACCTTGCAGCTTTAAGCTCACCTTCACCACCAGCTTTTAAAATTGATGCTTTAAGTTGAGATTTATTCTGCATTGGCTGGAAGTCGGCTTTAACGTTAGTCTTTGCCACTGCCACTTTTGTCTCTGCTAGTCTAATTCTTGCATCCGAAGTTGCAGTCGTAGAAGAACCTCTTAAATTTTCAATAGCATTAGAAAATTTTAGTATCTTTGCACCCATCTTATCGAAACCATTACCTAGTCTCGAGATAAGAGCGTTTATCTTTTGTTCCCACGTTATAGCAGTAAATTCACCAAAGAACATTCTACTTACAAATCCACGTTGGAAAACTTTACCTGTTCCTTTAGGATCAAGTTTAGCCTGAAGTTTTGCACGCAATGCTTCTTGTTGAGCGAGTTGAACTTTTAATATCTCAACTCCAGCAGTTCTTAGAGCAGCAATTCTTGCCTTTCTAATAGCTCTTTCAGATTTAGTAGCGTTCTCCATTGCTCTCGCAGTAGATTTAGCATCTGTAGAGTTAGCCTTACCACCAATATCATCAGATATTGCAGCTTGTGTTTCCCTTATGCCTTGTGTTAATTTTTGTAGAGATCTCTTAGTAGTACCAAAATCAAACTTAACTAACTTAGCCAGTTTGGTGTTGATAGGTGTAAGACTCTCACTAGCAAGTCCTGATTCTGTTGCAAGACTACCCATAGCATCTTTCCACAACTTAGTCGCTGCAACAGATCCTGTGAGTAAAGTATTTGCAACACCAAGGTTTGCTATTGTTCTTAATAAATTTGAATTGTGGTCTGCATGAGGATTACCACCACCAGAGATATTACCAGCGTCATCAGTTAAATTACCGATATCAACCATACCACTAGCTGCTTTCCAATATTCCTTCAGTGCAACAGTTGCTTTGTCCCAATTAGTTGCTATGGCTTCGCCTAGATCTGTCCAGACGGTTTTCATAACTTCACCTGGAGTCATATCTTTAACACCCATCTCTTTAAAATACCCTCTAATAGACATAGAAGCATTTTTAAAAGGAGTTACTAACCAGACACCAATATCGGTAAGAGCATCTTTTATGCCCGTAACAAAACTGTTAAACGACTCATTTTCCATGAGATCTTTAAACAATGCAGAGATTGCAGATGTTGCGTCGATGAAAGGAGCAACTAACCAGTGGCCAATTCCTACTATCTCATCTTTGATTCCTTGAATTAAATCAGGAAACCAAGAGTTTCCTACAACTTTATCCATCAACCACCAGAATGCTCTTTCGATTGCAGCAGTTGCTTTCTCGAAAGGTGCAGCCAACCAGTCAAATAGACCGCTCATTTCTGCTTGGATCTTAGTCATCATAGACTTAATCCAACCTATTGAATGATCGAACATCTTCTTAAATACTTGCCCTATAGACATGTCGTCAAATCCTGCCCAGAAGTTGTTCCACCTAAGTGTTACCAATTCTAGTGCTACGACACCACCTTTTTCAAAGGCTTTAAAATGTTTCATAACTAATACAAGAGCTGTACCTACACCAGCGATAGCCAGTGTTAATGGACCACCTAAAAATGCTAATGAGACTCCTAATGCAGTCATAGCTATAGTGATCTTAACAATACCTGGATTCATAGCAATAAAACTCGCTAAGAAATCTACTACTGGACCAAGAGTGTTAGCCATATCAATTAATCCAGGAACTACGGCAGCACCGATGTTCTTAGACATGATAGACATGCTCTGGTTAAATACATCAAAGTTAAATGATGCAGAAGCCTTAACAACGTCTAAAGCAGCAGCAGTTGTACCTGCAGCAGTCTTCATCTCTTTAGAGATTTTAGAGAAGTTGTCCATATTACTCAACATCACATCCAATGCAGCTGCAGCTTCTGAGTTGTCGATTAATCTGTTCAGCATTGTTATCTGAGCATCACCTGTTGTATCTTTATCAATTGCTTTCTTAAGGTTTACAAGCATTCCTTCAAGACCTTGGGCTTCGACTGCAGCAACGCCAAAGTCTATTCCTAATCTCTTTACTTCTGCAGCTTGTTTAGGTGTGGTTTTTGTTATCCCGACCATTATACCTTTTAAACCTGTTGTCGCTTGTTTGGTTTGTAGACCACCAGCAGTCAATGTTGCCATTGATGCAGCGAAGTCGTCAAATGTTCCACCTGCAGCTTTCACCATAGGAGCAACCATACCAAACGTCTGACCTAATTCTTCTACAGTAGTTTTACCAAACTTAACTGCTAAGAATAATTTATCTGTAATTTCTGTTGAAGTTATTGCGTCTCTCTTAAATACGTTTAGACCACCTGTTAAGATGTCAATCGCACCTGCTAGGTCTGTGTTACCAGCCTTTGCTAATTTAGTTGCAGCTTCTAATCTTTCCATTGCTATTGCAGTTGTAGATGCTCCAGCTGAAACAATATCATAGAATCCTTTCGTAGCTTCAGCACCTGAGACACCAAACTTTCTACGAACAGCATCTAACTGTTTCTCAACGCTACCTAGAGATTTAACACCCAAAGTACCGATCTGTTTCATTCCATCTTCAAACTTTTTAAAGTCTGCTACACCCTTCAACGCAATGCCACCAATTGCTATACCAAGGGCTGCAATTGAGGCTCTGTTTTCTTTTAATTTCTTGTTTAATTTGTCAAATCCACCACCGACCTTTTTGGTCATCTTAGTCATCGCACCGCCAGTCTTTTGGGCTTGGACACCGATACCTTTCAGGTCTGTTGAAACTTTCTTAAGTTTTCTGTCGAGTTGAGACGTAACCGCTCTTAACTCAATACTACTAGTAATTTCCGCCATAATGTGGCTCCCTAATTATTGTTGTTGTCATATAAGTTTTGTTACCTATGAGGATTCTGATTAACAGGTTCCCCATCCTCGGTAAATAGACCAGCCTCAACGAATTCAGCTCTAAGCTGGTCGTCAATTGAATCCCAATCTACTGCATTGTTACCACCACGCTTCTTTTTGGTGCTATATGATAACTGCGGATAAATATCTTCTGGTGTCAAGTTAGTTGGTTTCCCACCCATTGCACCAGTAATGTAATTAGCTATTGTAATAATTTGATTAGCAGACATTACAAACTCTGCTTCTTTTCCGATACCAAACCTTTGATAGTATTCAAAATAAGCTTCATACTCTCGGTTTGTTAACGTCTCTTTCATAGTTGACAAAGGCATACCCAATTGTAAGGATAGAGCCACGTCAAATCTTGTCATAATGTCCATAGTAAACCTCTGTGAGTGTTATACAATTTATCATTTAATATTTATCGAAGACACTCAATAAAGAATGCCTTCTGTAAATACTAAACTTCTTCCTTACCACCAAGGTCAGATAGTTCAACTATCGCACCTGATACTAGTACCAAATCAGCAGGAGACATGTCTAAAATACGCTTTTTATCAGCGTCGTTAAACATTCTCTTACCGTCGTCACCAACTACACCGTTTATAACGATGATGGCTGCCATATCTAACTCAGAACCTTCAGAAGAACGCATAAGTTGCATTGCACCTGCAGTTAGTTCACGAATAGCGACTTCACCACCCCATGCTGGGACGTCGACTGTAGTAGTTTTAAGTGTGTAATTTTTAAAGATGTCGTTCTTGTTCATAATAATCTCCTGTGTGTGTATTTTATGATTTGTTTAATTAAATTTATTTGTTCTTTCTACGTGATACGATTGTACCTTTTATAACAGTGTCTTTAACACCGTCACCGTCGATATCCATTGCTACTGCTTTACCGTTAGTTCCTCTTACAACATCGCCAGTTATAGTAACATCAGCGACGCCATCAGCGTCAGTATCGATTGTTAGAGTTTCAATTTTAGATTCAGTTTTCTTTACAGCTACAACGACAGGTGCTTCAACTATCTTAGCTTCCTTTTCAATTGTTACTGTTGGAGGACAAACACAGATTAAAGCGTCTGTACCGTCTGCATTCTCTCCATAGACACACATCTTAGCGTGACCTTCGAGTGATGGCAACTTACCGTCTACTCTTTTTATATCTCTTATAATTCTCATGTTTTTAATCTCCCATATGATTGATTGATAAAACCCCAGTCCGAAGACTGAGGCTTTAAATTGTACTATTAGTTCAAAACTAATTATGCACCAGCTACAAAAGTTAACGCACCGTCAATAATGAAAGTTACGTTTGCTTTAGCAACGTCGTCAAATGCAGTGTCAATACCGAATGAAGAAACGAAACCTTTAAAAGTTACGTATTCAACACTTGTACCGTCAATCCACTTAACAGTGACGTATACTACAGAACCGCTTTCAGCAGCAGTTCTTAGAGCTAGATGGTCAGCTAGTCTTGGAGCCCAGTATAATACTGAGTCAAGTTGTCCAGCGTCAAGCTGTCCACGTAACTTACCTTTGAAAGTTGCACCAAACTCAGGAACGTCAATAACGTTCGCTTCGTTTGCAATAGAACCGATTTCAGAAACTAAAGAAACTTTATCTGAACCGATAATAGTTTCAAGAGCTGCTGCGTCAGATGCACCAGTAGTGTCTGAAGTTGAGACGTATAGCTCAGAAAAGCTAGATACGAATTTGTTTGATAAATTTGCCATTTTATTCTCCTGTTAGATTAATGGTTTGTTAAATTGTTGGTTAGTCGTAATAGTCATAAATAAAGTCGAGGTCGTAAACTAGATACCCGTCTTCATTACTAGATATTTCTCGTAAAGATCCTTCACCTAAAAATAGTGTTCCACCAATAACTCCATTAGTGAATCGAGCATCCGAAGATACTGATCCTGAAGTCATACCCATACGTAGATTAATAGCATCAGCTACTAGTCTAGCATTACGTGTACTTTGGTTTTCTCCTTCGGGAACATTGATACGGAACTTCAACACTCCAGAACTTTTCCCATGACGATCGCCAAAGGTAGTATTACTATGACCAGCATCCGCAACAGTCATGACAACGAATTGTCCTGTGTTGGGTTGTTGGAAAGAAGTTCCATTACGGAAAACTTTACTAGTATTACTTAGTTCTAGAACACCAGACGCATTGGCTGATGCTGAGTTGATAGTGAGTCCGTCGATGATCTCTATTTGTGTTCCACCAGAAACTGATGTTAACGAATAGGGATGTTTCCTTGGATTTACTACTTTATTGAAAAATCTTTCTTCAATAATCATTCGAGTATTTTCGAAAGTATTTTTCATTTTTATCTCCTTCTTGATCTAACTGCAGCGAGTGCAGGCATGGTTATGCCCACAGGGGCTTGAGTAGATTTTCCATCCTCAAGTTCACTTATATATTCTAATCCATTAGCAATCCATACGGTTGGAAATGAATTTAAATCTAAGTTATCTTGATTTTGCAGAGTGGTGTTAGAGGTAGTGCGGAAGTCTGGGCTACTAGTTGTAATATTCCAGTTTCCTCTTGCTCTACCTGTATCTACGGGGGTCTTAATGATGACTTCTCGGAATACATCAAAGGCGTAAGCTTTGTACACAATTGCAGATTCAGCTTTAACGTCCTCACGGATTGCTTCAGCTAAACTTGTAAATGGTACAGTCTTCTTGACCTTCATTATCTTCTCCCGAGGGTAATCTCGTACGCACTGTTTCCTGGATTCAACTTATATGTTGAAACATTCCAGACTTGAGTACCTAGAGTAAACTCTAATCCTGGTCTCATATCGAAAGTTACATTTGCAGCCATAACGATGATGTCCATAAGAATTGAGTAAGAACTCTCTTCTAGTGAACCACCTTTCTGGTCTAATGTAACTGCGTTAAAAGTATAATCAGTTGACGCTGACGTTGAGTCATGGTCTCCTGTTATAGGATTATAAGTCGTCTCTGAGTATGCCTTATCTGTATAAGAAAACTCTTTGTACAACCCACTTTTACTTAATATCTTTTCTATTCTGATTAACTCTTTATTAATTGTAGAGTTAATAGACATATTATCCCCTTCTCAATCTTACAGATCCTGCTCCTAGAATACTAGGATCACCTTCTGTGACGGAATTTAAAAAGTCCTTAACTTGGTGATATACGTTTGATGGCATATCAGTTATGTTATCTTCTTCTTCTCTAAATTCCATTGAGAGACCACCTAAAGTTAAATTAGCTAATTGATCGTCTGATGATGCTGCTTGATTCTTACCAGAGCTTTCTCTTGCGAGTAAGTACTGTGCAAGTTCTGCAGTAACATCTTTGATCTCTTGTGGCACGTCTAATTCTGTCAGATATTGTATTCTGTGAATACTATCGTAATCGTCAAACATGTTTGGCTTATTCCACTGTCGGTGAACAGACAGACGGTTAGGTACGTACTTACGTGGCCATGCTAATGCTTGGGTGTAAGAAACGGGATTACCTTTCCAGTCCTGTCTGTTTAATATATCTGTTGCCCAAAATAGAGCTGAAGTTCTGGTATCTTCGTCTGCTTCTCTCCAAAGAGAGTTGTTCAACCTTCGACCATGATATGTGTCGGCTTCTAACAAACTTACAAACGAGTTATAAGTTGCTGAGTCCTCGGCATATGTCACGACGTCATAGATTGTATACTTAGACATAAGATACCCCTTCGTTTATAAAATGATTATACTAAAGTACCCTTAACAAGACCAAGCTCTGAGAAATGTGCAAGACCAACATACCATTTTACACGAGTGATTTCTGAATCAGAATCTTCACGAGCACCAAGTTTTTGAACCTGGATACCAGCTGATTTAGAAGCAGTAAGACCTGAGATACCGTGTGACAATGAACCGTCATCTAAAGTACCAACGTAAATTGGAGCGTTGTTTACTAATACATCAGTATCAGCGTCATCTAAAGTAGCGATGAAATCGTTACGGTAAATTGGAACACCTCTGTATGATTGTATTGAAGAAACAGCACCTGAAGATGATTTAACATCCATCATGTCAAAACCAGTACCAGCAGCACGGAATGCAGCAGTAATTAGTCTAACACCCATAGAGTTAGTCATGATGTAA